GACATTTTCATACAGCTGAGCAACCAAATCATAATTTAAGATGTATCGTAAACTACGATTTAAGAGATTTAAGTCTTGTAACACCGGGAGTCCGAATCTAAAGAGATATTTAAGTGTTGATTTGCATATATAAAGTGTATCATGCATTTTTGAAATGGAAAACAAACCAAAATTTTCACTTGTAAAGTGGGGTGCACTTGGTTTAGGTGTGCTTCTTGGAGTGTCTCATTTTAGTATGATCGGTTTACTATCAAACCGTAAAACACTTCCAAAGATAAATCTACCTGTTGGGCCATACACAGCATATGAGGTAGAGGCATCTCATGATGGATATCGCATTAGTTACAGAGCGAATGATCCAAAGGTTATGACCGTTCAAAAAGACATCAAGACAAAAGCAGGATTTCTTGGTTTAGGAAATAATAAGACAAGAATACAAGAGGAATATACTGTCATAGGAACAGAACATATTGGTGGAGGAAGTAACGAAAATAAGATCAGTGCAGCACAAGCAGAGTGTATCAAAGCACAAGGAGGTGGAGAGCAAACAGGAAGGATTGTTGGTGGTAGTGTTGGTACTATTGCTGCTGCTCCTCTTGCCAATGTCCCCGTTGTTGGTTGGGTTCTTGCTGGTGCTGCGACGATGATAGGAATGAATGAAGGTGCAGAAATAGGTGGCAATATGGCAAAAGACCTAACTGATGCATGTCAAGTTGACTAAATAATAATACAAAACTCGTAAACATGACACCATCTCAGATTACCGCTTTAGAACACGCTGGCGTTAAAGTCGAAGACGCTGAAGGTAAGCTGCGTTTCGAGTTCATCGACATCATCAAACCAGAACCGATGAGGTCGCCAAAATCAAATATCGAATATGTCGATCCATTAGAAGAGGCAACCAAATTACCAGATTACAATAAAGTTGGAAATATAATCGACGTATATCTGGCTTGGAGAGGAGGAAACTATATGATAAAAATGTTTTTCCCTTCAGTCAAAAAACCATCCCGTAGAGAAGTACAGATACAGATGCACAAAGTGTATCCCGGTGCTAAACTCTATAATTACCAAGTATCCAGTCATGACCCCGGAGAACCAATCCTCCAGACAACAAGAGGATAACAAAAATTTAAAGAAAGAGATAGAGAAATTAAATAAAGTAATTGAACTACAACAAAAGACAATTGAACACGACAAAAAATTTATGATTTAATTATGGCAGTTGATAATGTATATCTTGGCAATCCGAATCTAAAGAAAGCCAATACACAAATTGAATTTACACAAGAGCAAATTTTAGAGTTTGTTGCGTGTAGACATGACCCAGTTTATTTTGCAAAGAAGTACATAAAGATTGTTTCACTTGATGAAGGTCTTGTCAATTTTGATCTTTATCCTTTCCAAGAAAAATTAGTAAGGAACTTTCATGAAAACCGTTTTAACATCTGTAAGATGCCTCGGCAGACAGGTAAATCCACTACAGTTGTATCTTATTTGCTTCACTACGCAGTTTTTAATGATAACGTTAATATTGCTATACTTGCGAACAAGGCCTCTACTGCCAGAGATTTATTAGGTAGATTGCAACTCGCATATGAGAACTTGCCAAAGTGGATGCAACAGGGTATACTTGCATGGAACAAAGGATCATTAGAATTAGAAAATGGATCAAAAATTCTCGCTGCATCTACGTCTGCATCTGCTGTCCGAGGTGGATCCTATAATGTCATCTTTCTTGACGAGTTCGCTTTCATCCCGAATCACATTGCTGATCAATTCTTTGCATCTGTTTATCCTACTATATCATCTGGGCAAAAAACAAAAGTTATAATCGTATCTACTCCACACGGTATGAATCATTTCTATCGCATGTGGCATGATGCCGAAGCAAGTAAGAATGAATATATTCCAACTGATGTTCACTGGTCAGAAGTTCCGGGTAGAGATGAGAAGTGGAGACAACAAACGATTGCAAACACATCAGAAGCTCAATTCAAGGTTGAGTTTGAATGTGAGTTTCTTGGATCTGTTGATACTCTCATCGCACCAAGTAAACTGAGATCTTTGATATATGAGAATCCTCGTAAGTCAAATGCAGGATTAGACGTATATAAAGAACCAGAGCAAAAACATGATTATCTGATTACAGTTGATGTAGCAAGAGGTGTTGAGAAAGATTATTCAGCTTTTGTAGTTACTGATATCACTAAGTTCCCTCATAATATAGTTGCTAAATATCGAAACAATCAAGTCAAACCAATGTTGTTTCCAAGCATCATTTATGACATAGCAACAAGTTATAATAATGCATTTATATTATGTGAGGTAAATGATATTGGTGATCAAGTTGCATCAATTATAAATTATGATCTTGAGTATGAGAACTTACTTATGTGTTCAATGAGAGGTCGTGCTGGTCAAATAGTCGGACAGGGATTTTCAGGTAAGAAGACACAACTTGGTGTCAAGATGTCAAAGACTGTCAAGAAAGTTGGATCACTCAACCTCAAGACGATGATAGAAAGTGACAAATTGCTATTTTCAGACTATGATATACTAAGTGAGTTGACAACTTTTATACAAAAGAATAACTCATTTGAGGCAGAAGAGGGTTGTAATGATGACCTTGCAATGTGTCTTGTCATATATGCATGGTTAGTTCAACAAGATTATTTTAAAGAACTTACAGATCAAGATGTAAGAAAAAGAATATATGAAGATCAAAGAGATCAGATTGAACAAGATATGTCACCATTTGGTTTTATTGTTGATGGAACAGAGGATGAAAGTTTTGTAGATGGTGATGGAGATCGTTGGTACGCCGACGAATACGGTGATCGTTCTTACATGTGGGATTACAGATGATTAGACTTTTAAAATTATTAGGAAATATTGTAGATCCAAGTTGGTGGACAGATATTATTGGTGAAAAATCTGGAGCATATGATCGTGCAAGAAAACCAAATAAGTTTAAAGAGTGGAAATTAAAACAACCTCTATGGAAGCAATTATTCATAGAGGTTCTTATGTTTACATTGATTGCACTAGCATTTGAACCAGTGTTAAACCTATTAGGTATGTCAATGTTACCTTGGAGGTGGTTTTGATAGTTTGGAGTATCGTATGGATGATTGTTATACTGTTGATTTCTGTATCAGTTGTGATATACTACATATTAAGATACGATCATTTTTTTCCAAATGACTGAAGAAGATAAAGAAGAAAAAAGAGAATATCATCCTGATCCAAAAAAATTGTGGGAGGAATATCATCGTGTGATTGCTCCTGTAATAGTGATGAAAAAGTATGATGATGAATAAGTTAGCAATAATTCCAATATTCTTTTTGACCATGTGTGGAACTGCACCAGTAACACCACCAGCACAGGCTTGTAGTCCACGATTGGATGGTAAACCAACTTACTGTCCTGATGAAAAAGATTTGATACTAGTTAAACCTGTTGAATTACCAAAAGAACAACTTAAAGGTGAAATTGATATCTACAATCCACATCACTGGCAGAGTATACAAATGATGTTTCAAAGAAATGTAAGAAAAGGTCAGATAGAAAGGACAGCAACCAAGCCAGGTGATGCTATAAATAATGCACTAGATAATTTTTGGGAGGTACAGAATGGGAGCGATGGTTCCACCGAGCAGGAAAAGCTGCTATAATTTTAGAGTAACGGAGATTAATCGTGTTGTTGACGGGGATACTATTGATGTCACCATTGATCTTGGGTTTGATCTATACAAGAAAGAAAGAGTTAGAGTTGCAGGAGTTGATACGCCAGAGAAAAGAACAAGAGATCTGGAAGAGAAAGCACTGGGACTAGACGCTACAAACTGGATGAAAAAAAATTTGGAGGACGCAATTGATGGAGATGATGAACTCACTATACGAACTGAACTTAAAGGTGGGATGGGTAAGTATGGTCGCTTGCTTGGTTGGTTATACATTGGTGATGATGAAGTATCGCTCAACGAACAAATGATCACCGAAGGATATGCTTGGTCATATGACGGTGGCACAAAACAAAAGAACTTCGAGGAACTACGTGAGATACGTAGGTCTTTTGGTACGTTAGATGCTGGCTAAACTTAAAAAGGCATATGTAAATTTCACATTGACTTTTGCAATTCCTTTACTTATACTGAATGGTATAACTGGTCATTATTCTGCATGGTGGGATAGAAAAATGGAGGGTGCTGAAACTTTGTTTGCTTGTAGAAAATTAGCAGACAAAGGTTTAGGAACCAGAGAAGAGTGTCAGGAAGAGTTTAATAATAGTTATGAAAATTTTTTAGCAGAAGATATTCTTGACAAAGAACTTTTTGACCCTCTATATAATCACATAAGCATGAATTATATGCAACCCATGCGAGGATGGTACTATCGAAGAACAAGAAATCTTTACAACTTCTATAGGTGTCGTCAGTATTTGTTTGATTTTGAGATGGTAGGAGAATGTATGAAAATTACTAGGGAGATGGACGAATGAAAATTTTAATTAAAATTGGTATAGGTGTATCTTTAGGTGTCAACCTTTTTGTATTTTCTGCTTTATTATATAATTTAAAGATGTATGATAAAAGAGTTGATGAAAACCGAAAGTTTATTAAAGATACTATTATTGAAGAGGTTTATAAACAAATTAAGTTTGTAATGCCTAAAGAATCTGGTGGTGTTTATGTCCCCAGTAAATGAGATCAACATACCTAATATTACAATACCT